CGTTCCATGCGGGTTCGTTGAAGGTGCGGCCACCGCCGGCCAGGGCAGCGTCGTAGGCGCCGTTTCGCACGGCTGCGCCGCTCTGGATGATGCGCGACTTCTCCTCGGTGAGCCGCTGCATATAGGGCGTGAAAATTTCCGGGACGATTACGTCCGAGATCCGTACTTCTGCCATGATGGTTTCTCCTGGTTACGGTAAGGCGTCCATCACGGCGCCGCTCTTGTCGTGCGAAGTGTAACACCTACTCGGCCGGCTTGGTAGCGCCCACCTTTACGCCGGCAGCGGCAGCCAGGCGATCGGCCTCCGCTCTGTCCTGCTTCACGACCTGGCCCTGCTTGGTCAGGTTCCAGCCTTTCGCGCTCCAGGGGTTCTCGGCACCGGCGCCGGCGCCGCCCCCGCTGTTGTTGTTGGTCGAGCCGCCCGCGCCCTTTGAGCCGGGCCAGAAATAAGAAAAGCTCGGGTCACGTTTCAGCAGCGCCAGCGCGTCCGCGGGCGAGCTGTTGGGCGTCACGCCCTTTATGTCGTTACCCTCCAGCTTGACGACGACGCGGCCGTCCTGGGAAAGCTCGAAGTTGTCGCGGATCAGATTCACGAACGGGTCGATAGCCTCGGGCCGGATTCCGGATTTTGCGGCCTCACCCTGCAGGGCGGTTTTTATTTGCGTAGCCTGCGCGGTCTGGCTGGCGGTCTGTTCGCGTTTCCGGGTTTCCTCCAGGTCCGACTTCACGGCCGCCAGCTCGCGCTTTAGGTCGTGCAGCTCGGGCGTGTCTGCGTCGCCCTTGTCGCCTTTGCCGGTGTCTCCCGGCTTACCGATGCCCAGCTCTTTGACCGTATCGGCCACCAGCCGCTTGATGTCTTTGTTGCCCAGCGGTAGGTCGTTCGCGTCGGCCGCTGTTCTCGCGGCTTGCTCGGCGTAGCGCTTTTTCAGCGCGTCGCCGTAACGCTCGAAGTCGCTTTGGGTTTTCAGGCCGGCGAGCTGCAGCACCGCCTTGCCGTCCTTTTCGACGTACAGGGCCTGGTGTTCGGTCGGGACCTCGGTCGGGTCGTCGTAACTGTCGGGAAGCTCCACGGTTGCGTTCTCCGTCACGGATCAGCGTCGCCAAAGCGGCGACGGAGCGAACATATCACCGCTGGTGCAGGTGCCGCAACAATTAGGGCGCCGGCGCAGGGATGCCGGAACGCTGGAACGCGCCGGGCTCGCGCTCGTAGAGCTGGCGCAGGGTCAGCTCCCGGCCTCGATCGTCCACGAAGCCGTCCAGGTCGACCTCGCCACGCCGGAACAGCCGCGCCCTGGTCGGGCCCAGGACCTCATTCTGGAAGGCGCTCGCCTGGCGGCGCAGCCATTGCGCGTAGGTCGTGTCAGCCGGCACCTGGCCGACCAGGCGGGCGACCGCACGCCGGCGGGCAGGACCACGGAGCCCGGCCAGCTCGCGTTCGGTGGCGGCATCCGCGGGCCGGGTTCCGACACCGCGGCCGTCGATTACCGGCACGCGCACGCTGCGGCAATTCATGTGGATTGGCGGCCGCGGGCCCTCGCCGACCGGGAACACCTTCCCGTCCAGGCTGCGGCAGATGGGCGTGGTCCGGCTGTCGAGCGTGGCCACGTATAGCTCGGTCCGCACGATGCGGCGGTTCCGGGTGTAAAGCTCCTGAAGAGTGCCGTTGAACACGGCGGCGGTAGCCGTATTGGCCAACGTCTGCGCGCCTCGGCGGGTTATCTCGCGCACGCCGTCGGTGCCGCCGGCGCTCTGGCTGCCGAATATCCGACGGGCGATCTGCGTCGGCGTTTCGTCGAAAATCAGCCCTTGCCGAATCTCGTCCATAAAGCGGCGCCGGTCGTTCGCCTCGAATTGCCCGAGCCAGTCGCGAAGCAGGCGGTTTTGCATCGGCCGCCGGAACACGATATCGCGCAGCGCGTCGGTGTCCGGCAGTCGCAGCGCGACCAAGACGGGAAGCTCCGACTGAATCAGCGCGGCGGCCGCGGCCGTTTCTCCGTTCGCGAGCGCCAACAGGTCGGAGCGCACCAGCTGGTCGATCTCGGCGAATGTCGGGCGATTGACCTCCCGAATAAGCCGCTCGATAGCGCGCAGGCGTTCGGTGGTCCTGGGCCCTGGATCGTAGCCCAGCGCGGCAGCGCGCTCGAGGCGGGCTTTCAGCTCCCGGCGCAGGACCGGCTCGCCGCGGTTCAGGATAGCGCGGATCCGCCGGGCCAGGCTTTTGCTGTAGGCCAGGATGTCAGCGCGACGCCGCACCAGGTCGTCGCGGATGTCGTCGTTCGCGGCCACGGCCTACTCGTCGTCGTTCGGCGGCGGTCGCTGCCCTGGCGGCTGTCCCGGTGGCTGGCCGCCCTGTTGCCCTGGCGGCTGGTTCTCGGCCGGGTCCGGCTCGCCCAGCAGCGTGCGGTCGTCTGGCGCAGGCTCCGCGTCCAGCTCCTCGATCTCCTCCTCGTAGGTCAGCTGCGTCGCGTCGCCGCGCCGCATCAGGGCGTGGATTGACTTCAGCGACAGCGGCGCGCCGCGGGACTTCGCGTTCATGTAGCCCAACAGCTCGGCCGCCGGCATCGTTTCCTCGATAAAGTCCGTGTTCGGCGTGACCTTCACCGCCTCCTCGTCTGCGCCGACCCAGCGGGCCGCGTAGCGGAGCGCCTGCTGCAGGCCGGCCGCCGAAGTCTGCGCCACGCTGACCAGGTCGGCCGTGCGGGCAGCTACGCGGATTTTCAGCGTTTCGGCGGCCTCGGCACCGGCGCCGCGACTCATCATCTGAAGCCCGTACTGCTGGGCGCGCTCGAAGTCGCGCTCCTGGGCTTCGCGCATCTCGGGCAGGCCGTTGCTGTCGGCGCCGATAAACTTCGCGTCGGCCTCCTCGCTCGGTAGGTTTATCATCGCGCCGGCGCCCACGATCACCTTTTGGTCCGGGTCCTCCGGGTCGACGTGTTCGCCGATAATTACCAGCGTGTCCTGGCCCTGCATGAACAGCGCCTGGCGATAGTCCGCGTCGCCGCGGTATATCGTCAGCGCCAGGTTCGTGAGCCCGAGCAGCGGGACGTCGCCCACCTGCGGCACCAGGTCGTTGCTGTTCACGATCACAAAAGGGATGCCGTCGAAGGCCCGGCCCTGGACGGTCGGCTGGATCGGCGCGGCACGCGACCCGTTGTCCTCGATGGTCACTATCAGGCGCCCGCCTTCGTCCAGCTCCAGCGCCCGGAACTTTTTCCGCTCCTCCCACCGGTAGCCCAGGCGCACGAAGCGGGTCTCGTCGGTGACGACCAGCGTCAGCTGGCGCTCTGCGGTGTTCTCGGCCGCCTCGTCGTCCCAATTGATAATCCGCAGCGCGGGATGGTCGACCAGGTACGGCAGGTCGCGGCTTTCGTCGACGTCCAGCATGATGCCGTGGCGCCCGAACAGGAGCTGGTGAAGCTGTATCCGGCGCGGCGGCGCCTCCAGCGGCTCGCCCTGGTCGGTGGCGTCCTCGCGCAGGTCGTCGAGCGCTGGCGGTAGCTCGATCACCGGCGGCTCGCGGTTCAGGATGCCGACCAGCGCGTTGGCGGTGTCTTTCAGCAACGACGGGTAGTTGGCGCGCAGCTTATAGCTGTCGTAGAGCGCCTGGCCGTCCTTTTTCGTGGCGCCGTTGTAGCCCATGCCCAGCGCCAGCTGGCCGCTGGTCGCCGGCAGGTATATCTCGCCCTTTTGCTTGATCCGGCGCTCGCCCTCGTAGCCGTCCTCGACTTTTCGCCAGTCGGGCTCCCGGTACTGGTACTGCGGGTGTCGCTGTTCGATGTCCGTTGGTGATGCTGTCGCCATTAGTTTGCGCCCTTAATGCTGCCGCTGCCGACGCCGCCGCGCTTGCCGACGACCCGGTGGTAGGCGCGCGCGAGCGCGTCGGCCTGGTCGTCGAAGTCGCCCAGCGGGAAGGATGTCAGCTCGTCGATAAAAGCGCGATTCCAAGCACCGCGCACGATGTAGATATTGCCGGCCTCGGCCTGGGCCGCCGGCGCATCCTGGCGAACCTCTTTCGATCCGGTTTCCGGGGAAAAGTGAACGCGGAAGCGGGCCAGCTCGCCGGCAATGTCCTGCGCCTGCGACTTGCCGGCCTGGCCTGGGTCCTGCGGAAAGTCGACCGTGACGGCTCGCCCGTCCATGTCGGCTGTCGTTTTCATGGTGCGGCGAACCTCCAGCGGCGAGCCCCGAAACCGGACGACGTCCTCGACATAAATCCTACCCTTTACGCGGCGCACGCGCACGCCGGCGGTGTAGTCGGGTGTCTTGCCTGGCGCGTCCTCGGTGGCGGCCAGGTCCCAGCCGCGGCAGGCGATGCCGCCTTTGGGCACTTCGTCGGCGTCCACGAATTTGTTCGCGAACCAGGCAAGCTTATACATGCCGCCGCCGCGCGGCACCGGGCGTTGCTGGAGCTGGCCGGCCTTGGCGTAGGCGCCCAGCTCGATTTCCAGCCCGCGCAGGCGCTCCGGGCCGAACGCCTCGGGCCACAACAGCTCGCCGGGCTCCGTTCGCCAGTCTCCCGGCAGCTGGCGGCCGCTTTTCAGGGTCAGCGGGACGGTCACGAACGGGTGTTTTTTCTCGTAGCGGGCCGGCAGGCAAAGGTGCACCAGGTCGGCCTCGTCCGCGATCATGTGGCCGGCGTAGTCGCGCTGGTGTAGCCGTTGCATCATTACGCACACGCCGCCGTTGCTGGAGCGCACGCGAGTCGGCAGCGCCATGCGGATGCGCCGCACGACCTCGTCGCGGTTGTCGTCACTCTCGGCCTGCTCGACGTTGTGCGGGTCGTCCAGGATCACGAAGTCGCCGCCCTCGCCCATGATGCCGGCGACCGACGTCGAGAACCGGTAGCCGCCGGCGGTGTTCTCGAAGCGGCTTTTTGCGTCCTGGCCTTTGCGGATCTCGACCTTGGTTTCGCGGATCGCGCCGACCTGCGCGCCCCAGCGCTCCTGATACCAGGCAGAGCGGATGAGCTTCCGCGTTTTGTCGGCATCACGAAGGGCCAGGTCGCCGCGGTAGCTGGTCGCCATGAAGCGCTTCCCAACGTGGCGCGGCTGCGTCCATGCCCAAGCGTTCAGCAGCACCGACACGGTGAGCGATTTCATGTGGCCCGGCGGGATGTTGATTAGCAGGCGCGGGATTTCGCCGGCTATGAACGCCTCCAGGTATTCGCATTGCAGCGCAATATGGCGGCCGTCGATAAACGGAACCGGGTCCAGGTAGGGCCAGGCGTTCACCGTGAATTCGTGCAGGGAGCGCTCGCAGCGGTCGGCCAGCGCGTACTCCAGGTCGGTGAGATTCGCCCCTTTAGGCGTCGGCGCCGCCACGCGCCTTTCGTTCCAGCTCGACCAGGGTCCTCAGCTCGTCGTTGCTCAGATTGGAATAGTCCGCGACGGTGTCGCGCTGCGGTGACATCGTACCGTCAGGGCTCGACAGCTCGACCGCCTTTTTCTCCCGGTAGGCCGGGTGCCGGGCTTTCAGCACGGCGAGCAGGCAGGTGTCGGACTTCGTGGTAATGTCGCGCCAGCGCGTGACGCGCTCGCCGTCCTCGTAGGCGGTGAACGGCCGGCGTTCAATATCGCCGACCACGGCGCGGCGTATGGCGACCTGCTCCAGGCCGTTCAGGTACTCCAGCTCGGCATCGTCCCAGGCTTGGGCGAACGCCTCGTCGCGCTTTCGCAGCTCGTACCAGCTCTGCCGGCCGATTTCGCCGTGTATGGCGGCCGCCGACACGTTGCCGGTCATTTTCAGCTTGTCCAGGAACAGGCCGCGCCGGCGCTTCGTGATCGACTTTTTACGCGCCACGGCCGCGCTCCTCGCGGACAGCGGACAGCGCGACGCCCTCGCCGTCGGCAATCTCGAAGTCCTCGGCCTCGATCAGCTCGGGCTCGGTTTCCCGCAGGCGGTGGAAGCGGTTCAGCGTGACCTCGGCCCAGCCGGGCTCGATTTCCATGGTCAGGCAGACTCGGTCGGTCTGGTCGGCCGCGATCAGCGTCGAGCCAGAGCCGCAGAACGGATCCAGGACGACGTCGCCGGGCCCGGTGCTGTTCTCGATCAGCTCGCGCATCAGGCCGACCGGCTTTGCGGCGTTGTGTTCGCGCTCCTTTCCGGTCGGGCGCTGGTGCCGCAGCACGTTGGGCTCGTGAACCAGGCGCATACCGGCGGGCCGGTTGCCCATCGCCTTTTGCTTGGGCAGCTTGTGAAAAAAGCCGACCAGCTCGTAGGTCATCGAATAGTTGGACCCGAGCCCGCTGCCGCCCTTGTCCCAGACGAGCAGGTTTTTGGGCTCGATATGCGGCGTCGATTGCGCGGCGCCCCATATTGCCGCCCAGCTGCGCCAGTCGCAGAAAACGTAGGCGTGGCCGAACCAGGGCAGGTGATCGGCGGCCAGCCGGCAGACCCGCTCGAAAAACGGCCGCACCATTTTGTCGTCGGCAATGTCCGACGCCATGCCGGTGGCGCTGCCGTAGATCGCGTAAGGCGGGTCGGTGGCGATGACGTGCACCTGGTCGTCCTGCAGTAGCTTTTTGAAGTCGGCGCCTTTCATGCTGTCGCCGATATAGAGCCGGTGCGGGCCCAGCTGCCACACGTCGCCGCGGCGCGTTATCGGTGCCGCCGTAATGTCGCCGAAGTCGTCCTCGCCCTCCTGGCCGCCTCGCCCGTCGTCCTCGCCGGGTTTGCCGCGGGCCGCTTTCATGATCGCCTCGGCGGTTTCCTGGGCGTAGCCGGTGGCGTCGAGCGGGAAGCCCTCGGCGTTCAGGGCCTCGAATATCGCGGCCAGGCTGTCGTCATGCCAGCCGGCCAGCTCTGCCAGGCGGTTGTCGGCCACGACCAGGGCCATGCGCTCGACCTCGGACAGCTCGGACAGGTCACGGCACGGAACCTCCGACATGCCGAGCTTTTCCGCGGCCATCTTGCGACCGTGGCCGGCCAGGATGCGCCAGAGCTCCGTTTTCTCCTCCCACGCCACCAGCATGGGATTGGTCCAGCCGAAACGGCGCACGCTGTCGGCGATCGCGTCGACCTGGTCAGCGCTATGCGTCCTGGGGTTGTTCTCTGTTTCGTGCAGCTCGTCGATTGAAAGCCGCAGGTCGGGATAGTCTCGAATCTCGTCGAGCGCGTCTTGCGCCGTCATGGCGTTCTCCTGGCTACGTCACGTTAAGCCGGCGGTTTTTGTCAGCTTGTAGGGCCCAGAATGTAGCCGACCCGGTGCCGTTGCGTCTAATTCCGGCGC